TAACAAAGGAGAATGACATGAAACGTTCAATGAAACGATAGTGTCATCCTAGTACCCCGTATTGGTCTGGGATGGCACATTAAAGAACTCTTTAACTTACAGTAAGATGTTAAAGAACTTTTTAATACAAACCCATCCCTCCGAGGTGTTATGGTAGCATACTCGGCTCTTACCCGATGAGGTGACAGTTCGAATCTGTCTGGAGGGACCAATACGGGGGTATAACTTAATGGTTAAAGTAGCGGGCTTTTAACCCGTTAATCAGAGTTCGATTCTCTGTGCCCCTACCATAAAGAATGACAATTGAGTGTTAGTAAGTGAAAGTCACCTAAGTGAGTAGCTGGCCAGCCAAAGCATAGGTAAAGCAACGGGAGGCGCGAATCCTCTGTACAAAAATAAGGGACGTTGGACAAGTAACTGTAATAACGTACCGAGTCCCGGCCGGCTTAATTACACGGGTGAATGGTGCATATAACGATGGTTGCACGTCTTAGTTGTCATCCTTTATGGTAATGTAGGACAATGGTAGTCCACCACCCTCATAAGGTGTCTGTTGCAGGTTCGAGTCCCGCCATTACCACCAAATATAGTTCCTTAGCTCAGTGGTAGAGCAGTACGTTGACATCGTAAAGGTCACAAGTTCAAACCTTGTAGGAACTACCAAAATTTCTATGGAGTTATTAGTGTAGTGGTCTGCACCGCGGGTTGTGATTCCGCTAGTATGAGTTCGATCCTCATATAACTCCCCAACTTTTAAAGGAGACAATTATGTCAATGTACAATATGCTTTTTGGTGTTAATCCAGATACAGAAACACTTTTGTCTCTGCTAGGCAAGACTACAGCAGACTTTGGTCGCTTTCGTAACGTTTACATGGAAGATGGTTTCATTGTTGTCCATACACGTAATGGTGGTGGTAACCGTGAAGACTATGAAGATGTTTTTGATGAGATGTCAGAACATCCTTGGTACAGTCATGATGCGGACGACGACTTTGACTGCACTTACGCAAATATCTACTTCAAGGTTCCCGAAAACCACAAGGACTTTGTTGCTATCATGAATCTCAACGCAGGTTCAAATCCAAAAACTCAATGGGCCGAGTTGCTGGGTATGATGGAAGCATTGAAGAAGTAAAGAACAGACCCCCGCTTTGTCAGGTTGTGCGGCGAACAATCTGACACTTTATAAATAAATTGTCTAAAGTAAAAGTGCTCAAGGCGATATGAGTGTTCCGAAAGGACGATAGCTAGCTCCGGAAGGGCTGACTTGAAGGGTTTATAAAGCTCACACTTGGTTCGAATATTTGTTGCGGATAATGATTACAGCATGATGCCGTTGACGGGCCAAATCGCTCCATGTTAGGCGAGACAAATAAAGAGCGGCTGTAACCGCTGGTCGCCTTTTGCCATGTGCAGGAACCAAAACTTTGTGAGCTCTTTTTCTTTAGACAATGCGGGCGTAGCTCAGTTGGTAGAGCACTACCTTGCCAAGGTAGATGTCGTGGGTTCGAACCCCATCACCCGCTCCAATTATGGCCAGTTGGCAGAGCGTTTATGCTGTCGATTGCAAACCGACTACAGGTAGGTTAAACTCCTACACTGGCCTCCATCATTTGCCCTAGTAGCTCAGTGGTAGAGCATCGTCTTGATAAGGCGAGGGTCCGTGGATCGTTCCCACGCTAGGGTACCAGTTTAGGGATACTCACAGCAAAACTATCATAAACGATAGGTTACTGGTTCGATTCCAGTATTTGGCTTCATGCCAGATTAGCTCATAGGTAGAGCATTCGTCAAAACGATAGTATCCCGTTTTACAAGGAGTGTGTTATGAAATCAGTAACATTTAAAAATCGCATGAACAGCGATAAAGTTATTTGTGACGACACTCGCAAAGTTGAAACAATCGACGGCGTTGAGTACTTGGTTGTTCGCAAATTTGGGCAAGATAGACGCTTTTTAATGCGTAAAGATGCACTAGAACGTGTCAAAGTTGACACCCATTCAAAATGATGCTATAATACATGTATTAAGGAGATAAAAATGCCATGGATTGAGAATGTAGCCGCTGATGATATTCCAAAAAGGTTTCATCACGAAGCTGGCGAAAACAGTATGCTGATTAGCATTACTGACCCTGCATCCTGGCGTCCTACTCCTGCCCATAAGTTCAAAGAAATTCATAACTTTGAATTTTTGGATGTAGAAAGAGATGATCATGTAGACGACGAAGCCATGCGTTGCAGTCAAGAACAGGCCAATGAGCTAGTTCGTCTGTTGCAACATGCAAAGGATAATCATATGAACGTTGTTGTTCATTGCTTTGCAGGTATTTGTCGCAGTGGTGCAGTATGCGAAGTTGGTGTTATGATGGGTTTCCAGGATACTGGACGCTTCCGTAGCCCTAACTTACTTGTTAAGCATCGTATGATGAAGGCACTAGGTTGGACTTATGACGAAAATGAAAAGCCAAACCTAGATGACTGGAGAACATTTCGTAGTGTAGATTAAGGAGAGCGACATGATGGTTATTGCAAAATTTAAAGGTAAGATTGTTCAAATCGTTAAAGTGCAAGAGTCCGTCATGTTCTCTGAGGACAAAGGATGGATCTTTATCTGCTACGACTTTGAGAAAATCAACAGACGTCGTGAGCAATTCAAGTGGATAAAAGCCAGCGAAACTAAATTTGACTGGGTCCGTGAATTTGCAGACGCAGAGTAAAGGATTAAAAATGAGAACTTGGGTAACAAGTGACTTGCATTTTGGGCACAAGAACATTATGAAGTTCTGCCCACAGACAAGAGCACGTTTTAATGATGATGTTGCCTACATGAATAACGCAATGGTATTGGAATGGAATGCGAAAGTAAAGCCAGAAGATACTGTTTACATCTTAGGTGATGTAGCGTTTATGTCAGGTAGCGATGCTGGACGAATGATTAATCGGTTGAACGGCACAAAGATTTTGATTGAAGGTAACCACGATAGAAAGACTTTGCAAGATGTAACTTTCCGTACAGCATTTAAGGAAGTTCACAAGTATTTGGATATAACATATGACGGTCACAAGATTGTTATGTTCCACTATCCAATTAGCGAGTGGGATCAAATGCACCGCGGAGCATTGCACTTTCATGGTCACTTGCACGGCGGCGAAAGCGGCTTAGAAAAGTATCGTGCGTTTGACGTAGGTATAGACTCAACAGGCGAAATTTGTGTGTCTATGGAATACGCAATCGGTCGTATTAAGAATAACGAAATTAAAGGGCACCATCAGAAAGGTGAATGAAATGTTTAAGGATGAACTAAAGAACTATGTTGCTACATCCGGACTGGTTAACATGAAGGAATGTGGCAACGATATCTTTGTTCTAAAGTACAAGAAGAAAGTGTTCTACGATAACTTGTGGAACGACTATATCGCAGAGTGCCGCGGTACTATTGTCGATACAGACTTCAATCTAGTTGCTTATCCATTTACAAAGATCTATAACTATGGTATCGAAAAGGAAGCACCAGTGCTATCAGACGATACAGAAGTTTTAGCATTTCGTAAGGTTAACGGCTTTATGGTTGCTTGTACTTGGTACAACGGAGATATCCTTGTGTCTACTACTGGTAGTACAGACAGTCCATATGTTGCTATGGCCAAGGAAATGATGCTAACACATCAAAGCTGGGCCGACTGGCAATTGGCATTTAATCGCGCTGACATGGATGGCCTGACTGTAATGTTCGAGTGCGTTCATCCAGGTGATCCACATATCATTCCAGAAAAGGCTGGCATGTATGTCTTAGGATATCGTGAAAACTCATGGGGTTCAAAGGTAGGACATAACCGTTCTATTCTAGAAGGCCTTGCTATAAGTTTTAACTGTCATGTGCCAGAACACTACAAGGTTACTTTAGGTAAACTAAAGCAAATGACTAAGGAGTGTAAGCACGAAGGATTTGTATTCTATACTGAAGATGGTGTAAGTGCTAAGATCAAGTCACCATACTACTTGACTTCAAAGTGGGTTGCTCGCAATCCACGTACAGACAAGTTGGTAGATTTGAACAAGGACATCAAGCACAATTTAGATGAAGAATACTATCCACTAGTTGACGCTATCCGTGCTAATATAGTACAATACACAGCTATGGACGAGCAAGCTCGTTTAGCTTGGGTAAGGGAGCAATTAGCATGATGGACGAAAGTCATTTACCAGTAGCAGAACAAAGTCTACTATTCCGCTTGCGAAAGCGAGCAGAAATTCGTAGGCAGATTCCAGGCAGGTTAGCAGTCATTGAAGGTAAGCCTGATAAGATTGCTAACCTACTAGATGAAGCCGCAGATGAAATCGAAAGGTTGCAGGCAACTGTTGCGGCCTTTGTTGCACAGAGATTGGAGCAGTAATGCCAAAGTGTTATCAATTAATTGGAGTACCAGGTGCTGGCAAGAGTACTTGGATTAAGAACCAAGACTGGGCTAAAGACATGCCTGTGATCTCTACAGATAATTTTGTTGAAGCATACGCTAAAGAACAAGGCAAGACTTATTCTGAAGTGTTTGACGATTACATGCCAATTGCAGTCAAGTTAATGGTTAACCAAGCCTTAATTTGCCAAGCAAACAACTTGGATGTAATTTGGGATCAAACTTCAACAACTATCGCTTCGCGTAAGCGTAAGTTTAACACATTGCCAGGTTACGAGCATATTGCTGTTGTTTTCAAGACTCCTGAAAAGGAAGAATTGTCCAAGCGATTAGCAAGCCGTCCAGGTAAAAACATTCCAGACCACGTTATGCGTAGCATGATTGATGGTTTTGACATGCCAACAGAAGACGAAGGTTTTACTGAAATTTGGTATGCTGAATAAGCCCCTGTGGACAAATTGGTAAAGTCAGCTCTCTCAAAAGGAGCAGTTTTCTCCGTTCGAATCGGAGCAGGGGTACCAAACAAGGATGCACACAGCAAACCCTCTTTTGCCACCATTGTATCGGCAGGCCGTCCAAGTGGGGACCGTGGTTGAAATTGGGGTTCGATTCCCGGCAATACCACAGCATCCTGTTTTGCTCCTATAGTTAAATGGCAGAACACATCCTTGGTAAGGATGCGATACAAGTTCGATTCTTGTTAGGAGCACCATTTAGACATAAACGTCTATTATAGTACCTTTGGGTTTACGAT